TGGTCGGCGGGGCCGTCTTTGCGGCCGGCGCAAATCGCCTGGTAGTCCGCGCCGGAGCTTGCGGCGGTCATCGCCGCATTGGCGTCCCATGAGGAGTTATCCACGCTGGCTCGTCCGGCGGGCTCACCAGTGGCGCGGTCGTGCTCCTCCGGCTGGACGTCGGCTTCGATGGTCGGGCCGGCCTCCGATGGTTGCAACTGCACCGACAGTGGCCCCGTTACCGTGACGACTTCCCGTTCCTGCGACGTCTGCTCACCCTGCGTCTGATCATCCACTCCCGCAGCCTTCCTGTTGCGGACACCGACCACGTCGGCAGTGATGAACGTCGGGATCGGCGTCGGCCCATATTCGACCACTGCCGTCTCAAGCCGGGTCACCAATGGCAACTCGCCCGTTCGGCCAGGGCTGTACTGGGCGAATTGACCGGGCAGCTCCGGCTCGGAACGCAAGAACACGCCCGTGTAGGACATAAACCGAAGTGACCTCGACTTGATGGCTTCGAGGATCCGCTCCGACTCCGGGTCTTTGTTGTACCGGGTCACGGTGTACAGGCCCTTGTTGTCGGCCCGGATCTCCAGCGGCTGCCCGAGCGGCACCGACCACAGCTCGGACGATTCACCGGTGAGCGTTCTGCCGTGGTTGTACAGACAGAAGATCTGCCCAGCGCGTTCCTTGATGCTTTTCGTCATGCAATCCGGAGCGTTCTGCTCCATGTAGTGTCCGTCAGCATCGCGGACTTCCGCCGGAGTCATCCACACTGCGGCATAAGCTATGACGTCACGACCGGTGCCGCCGGCGCGGATACGGATGTCATCAAGCGCTATGATCCGGGTCACCAGTAGCGACGAGTCGCCGGCCAGCGCCCGCCGCACCCTGCCGGCGTCCACACTCACCCGCCCACCCCGACCTTCTGTCCGTTTGGCGCAGCGCCATTAGCGGGACCTGGCGCCGTTATCGCCGGCGGTTGCATCTGCACGGAATACCAGCCGGTGTGCTTCAACCGTTTCCAGTCACCGTGCAACACTGCATCCTGCACCGACTCCGGCGTGTATCCCTCACGGACCAACGCCGCGATCGTGGTCGCCTCCTGCTGCTGGATCCCGGCCCGATCGGCCGCGTCCTCCCGCATGAACGGCACCCGCGTGTCGAACCACAGCATCGCCGGCGCCTCGGTCGGCGCACCCGGTGGCCGGGCCAGCAACGTCTCCAGCGACGACGCGGCATTGGTCCAAAGGTGGTACATCGTGCCATCGGAGAAGCGTCGTCGCGCCGAGTTGAAGTTCCCGGCGTTCAATGCCGACCCCTGCAACCCTTCGGAGAACCCCACCCAACTCGGCGGTACCCCGGCGTCCGCGGCCAGACGCGACTCCGCCTTCCCCTGGATCGCCGCGTAGTCCATGTCCCGGAAGTTCGACCCGACCGGCACCGGGTCCGCGCCGCCGCCCAGATACAGCGTCTTCCAGGCGTTCCATGTGCCCTGGTGCTCGGCCTCCAACAGCTCCTTAAACTCCCGGACCTTCTGGATCGTCACCGACGCATCGAACTTGATCGCCAAGTTGACGGTTGCGCTGTTGGTGAAGAAACGGGCCTTGTGTTCCGTCGCCAGCGAATCGCCCTGCATCTCCCGGATCGCCGGAGTGATCCACGACATGCCCAGGAACACCGCATTTGGATCCGGGTACGGCGCGTAATGCGCCACCTGATCCGCATTGAAGAAGGTGAGCTTCCCGCGGGACGTCTCGTGGATGTACCCCACAACCTCCACATCCGGAGCCTCCACCGGATCGTCGGCGTCGGTCTCCGACCCCATCACGATCGTCACCCGGTCCGGGCGCATCAACGACAGGCGGTCCCGCTTCGGCCGGCACACGTAGGAGTTCCCGGCGCCGGAGACGTGCACCTCCATCCGGGCCAACAGATCCGACGTGGTGCCGTTCGGCCACGGCCGCTCCAACACCGACAACTCCGGCGACCCGAACAGATCCCCCGGCTGCGTCCCGTCGAACCGCGTCCACCGAAACCGCGTCTGGCTGAACGCCTGCAACCGGGCCAGCACCAACGCGAACACCGGCGAATTACCCGACAGGGCACCGACCGGCGTCGATCCAACCGACTCCTCGTTGACGGTGCCCATCGTCGTCTGCACCAGCGGATAGGAGTTCCCACCGAAGGAGAAGTACTCCGCCCAGTCGTTCAGCGACAACGCGGCGTCGCGGCGGCGCAGCTCCGCGTGGCTAGCCGCGATGCGATCGACCAGCGCCACGGCTCACACCCGACCCGGCGTCCCGCCAACCCTCCCGGACCGCCACAAACGCCCACGCCCCGGCGAACCACACCACCGCACACGCCTTACGGGCAACCCAACCCAGCGCGAACAGCAGACCGCCGACCCACGTCAGCAGCGTCCGCGCCGGCCGGATCTGCCGCGCCTGCGCGGTGATCTCATCCAGCGGCACCCGGTCGAGCAAGGTAGCGGTCACGGCACGGCCCTCCTCGGCTCATCCCCAGATCGCGAATGGCTCCAGCTCCGGCTCCGGCTCGACCGTCAGACCATGCTCGATCGCATGCGCCCGGGCCTCATGCGCCAACACCGCAGCGACAGCGGCGTCGATGAGCAACCCGTCGCCGCGCTTCGCCATCTTCAGATAATGCGTGGGCAACGACTCGTCCTCACCCGGTCGCGGCTTCTTCTTCGACCCCTTCACCAACACCGCGTTCTTCGCGTGAGCGGTGAACACCGGGTCGCCGTCGTGGGTGATCTGCCCGCCAGCGAACGCCGTGGTGAACCGCTCGATCGCCTTGTCCATCCGCTGCTCGACATTGGTGGGGAACTCCGCCACCTGCGGCGCCTTCTTCGGATCCGGACTGGACAATTCCACGGTCCACCTGTCCAGGTAGTCCTGCCACCGCCACGGGTCTGCGAACATCACCGTCACCCGGTACGCCACAAACACATCCCGCAACGTGGCATCCACCAGCGCCGACGGAACCTTCCAACCCGGCGGCGCATCCTCAGGCCGCAACCAGATCCCCAGCGTGAACAGCCGGCCGTCGGAGACCCGCGACGCGATCAACGCCGTGCCGTCCTGATACTTCGCCCCGTCGAACCCGAGCGCGACCATCTCACCCGGCGCCAACGTCTCACCCGGACGGGCATGCGCATCCCACCGGATCGGATCCACGAACACCGACTGCCCCAGCACTTCCTCATTCAGGAAGAACCGGCGCTTATCCGCCTCCAGGTGGTTCCCCGACTGTACTTCGTGCATGATCCGGCCGCGGATGTTCACCCAGCCGCCGCGTTCGATCGCGCTGTCGCCGTATTGCCGCAGCAGTTCGCGGTACAGCGCCTCGTCGTCGGTCAGATCCTCGACCCGATGCGGGGCCACCGTGTCGATCAGCACCCGCGGATTACCCGACGCTGCGGTGACCTGCGCCTCGGAGTTCTCCGTCGGGTCCCACGCGTTCGTCAGCTCCAGCCACCGGCCGTCCATGCCGGCGATGTTCCGTTTCACCGCGCCCGCCAAGCGCCGATACAGCGGCCCCGCCCACAAGTGCGTCTCCGTCAACGTCGCAAACGTCATCCGCTGACCCAGCCGCGCCCGGGCGCTGGCGGTCACCGGCTCAACCTCGCCACCGTTCGGGAACTTGATCCGCGTCTCCCCGGCATCCATCCCCGGCAAGTTCACCAACGGTCCGCGGCGGATCATCTCCAACAGCGGCTGATAGGTGTTGTCGGTCTGCTCCTCGGATGTTCCGAGGCACGGGATGTATGGCGTCGGGTACGGCGCTCCGACGGGCTCGCCCCTGGAATCCCAGCCATCAAAACGCGCCGGCCCCATTGCTTCCGCGAGGATGATGGCGGCGCCGAACGGATCCTTTCCATATTTCTGCGAACGCCGGAACTGCGCCCCGTAATACCACAGCAGCCCATCCGGGGCGATGCCGTCGAACCCGATCCGGTAGAATCGGAGCAGGAACCGCCACATCTCGTCCGTCAGCAGGTACGGCTCGCCCTGCCGGTATCCGTCCGGGATGACACAGTGTGCCTCGATCCACTCGCCCAAATCGTATCCGAGTGTTGGGAATTCTCCCTCTTCGCTTGGGCCACGCCACGGCATCGCAGCCCCCGACCTCGCGCTCAGGCTACGATGGTCCCGCGAGAATGACGCGCCGGAGCATGGGCCTTCTCGCTATGGAGACCGGTGGATCACCGGCGGTCTCCGGGTCCGCCGCTCAGGGCCCGATAACGTCGAGCGGTTCGCGTGCCTTGATCGGGCGCCCCTAGCTCCGGGGCCATCACACCGCCTTGATCCGGCCCCGCACGCCCTCCGACACCTGACGCTGCTCCCCGACCTCATCTGTGGCAACCTCCCACAGCATCAGCCGCATCGACTTCGGGGTCAGCCCGATCCGGTCCTCCAACGCCGCGGCCTGCGCCAGCAACGCCGGAGACGCCCCAGGCTTCTCCGCAGCGACCATCACTCGGCAATACCGCGCCACCGTCCGCGTCCAGCCCAGCCGCTCCCACGCCACCGCCTGCGGCGTCGCCCACAGCT